GAAGGTGAGGCAAAGATTATATTGTGTAAATTTTTGATGTTAATGCCGGTAGAAAAGGTGCCGTACGAGGCAACGATAATAGCATTGCTCTCCTTCTCAGTGATTGCTCGAACCTTTTCTCGGTCTTCGGTGTCCACTCCACCATGAATAAAAAAGACATTACGATTATCAATCTTTTTATTATTTATCATCTCATACAATGGTTGTCCGTGTGCTTCAACTCTGGCAAAAAGTATGAGAGTATTTCCTTTGAGATCTAATGCAAGATTACGAATGAAACGATTTCTCTTTTCATGACTGATGATATATTGCACTTCATCTTCAAATGTTTCAAATTTATTCGGTGAGTGTTTCAATAGAAGCACGTTTATATCTAATGTCGCCAGATGACCCTTCTTCATGAGCTCATCAGTCTTAATAATTTTGTAAGACGGACCAAATAAACCCTCTAATACCCACTTATGTGTCTGTGTTCCATCCAGTGTGCCAGTAAATCCAAACCGATATTTGGCATCTGAAAGTTTTGTCATTATAGATATTAGTGATTTCGATTTAAACTGGTGCGCCTCATCCCCGATTACCACAGAGAATCGCTCAAAATACTTTCTGGGGAGTTTGTAGATTGATTGCCAAGTTGTAATGATTACCTGAGAGTTCGTCTCTCTTTCTTTACCTGCGTATATTTTGTGGCAAAATGAACCAACGTCCCATCCATAATCTTCAAAGTCTTTATACATCTGCTCTACTAACGAAGTCGTCGGAACAACTATCAGAGTATTTTGTTTCTTTTCAACGTAGTATCTCACAATCGAGTATATCATCAGTGACTTTCCAGAAGCAGTTGGAGATATCAATAATTTTCGATTATGTTTTAAAGCGTCGTATACTCCCTCTATCTGATAGTCTCTGGGGACGTGCTTACATATAGAATACATATAGTCCTTGACACCCTCTTTGGATATCAGATCATTCGTTTGAAATGGTAGTCCGTAATATTCGTTGTCTTCAAATTCGTAAGTATAGTTGTGGTCTTCACAAAACTGTATAAGTTTATCAAGTAACCCGACATATATCTCTCCTGTGTGATTACTAAACAGTCTAATCTTCCCATCCCAGTATTTGTTACGATACTGTGGCATAAATTTAGCACCAGGCACATCAAAAGTAAAGTAATCAGACAGTTCATAGTAAACGTGTGCTTCTGATTTTACTTGTAGATTTACCTCATTCTTTTTGGATATGCTCAAATGAGACATAACTTCACGTCAATATAAAGTATATATTAACGTTTTATAAGTCTGTTTTTGAATCAGGAAACTGTTTCTTAAAGTCGTAATCTGTAATTACTGTGAAAAATTTAGTCTTTAAAGTATTGAAATATTCTTTCTCTTCTGTTTCTTCATCGTCAATATCAATTATATTTGAGTAAACTCGAATACAATTATATAACATTTTTGTTTCCTTGATTCCAATACGAAGTTCAAGACTCCAAGGGGTCTTTTCTTCTTCTGGTAACTCTGCGTCCATTAATTGAAACCTGCTTGAAATTTATTCCACTCGATTGCATTCTTAATTTGATATGTGCGATTTGATATGATTCGAATGATTTCTTCAAGATATTTTAATGTAGTATCATAATATTTTATCTTCATGTTAATTGTATTTAGTTTTTCATCGGCATCCATATGCCTTTGTATGGCATCCTTTTCTCTAACCTTATACGGAAATGGTTCAGCAGCATAAACCTCCGCTGGTGCCTTTCCAGTGTAGTAATTATACCTTTCTAAACGTATTCGGTTGTAAGAATCTCTTGCCTTCTCTCTCAATAGTGTGATTGTGTTGTAGATTGTATAATACTTTGAGTGAAGTTGAGGTATTTTGAGTGATTCATCATGTAGATTATCAGGATCGATGTGTGAATCTCTTTCCCACATCTCCTGAATTTTTTCAAGATTCATAAGGGTGTGCGTCCGTCTGCTCCAACAATTTCGTAAATAGTATACTTGAAAGTAACCTCTGCTGTAAAGTAGTTTACATCAGTATCAGTTGCTTCAAATTCAAGTGAAGTTAAAAATACTGGAAATAAATCCTTGAACTTTACAACAGCAACCTGTCTAAAATTACTATTTAAGATTGATAAACTACCGTCACTAAAAACTTCTTCTCTATCTCTGAGTCCATCTGCATCAGTTGTTGCATCTTTAAATTCTTTTGTGCTTTCTGGATAACCTAAACCTGTCAACCAGTTGTGTATTGCCATGTAATTAGTTAGATTCTCATCAACTAAAAATCTTAAATTAAAATCACCATACTGGAGTTTATCACCAGGTACATCAATGTCTTTTAAGTATACTGGTTGAATCGCAGTTCCTAATGAGATATCTGGTATCCGTGCAGAGTTACTAAAAAAGGTTGCTTTTGGAACCTTATTTAATGAAAACTGAAATCCTATTGGTGATAGAAAATTTCGATTTTCAATTTGATTTACGTATGCTCTTGCCATTATTCTTCAACTACAGTACTATTTTTCCACCATACTGGTTGATAATTGTAGGTTTTACCACCTAAGGTTCTTGTTTCAGTTGTTGCTGCTTGAGCGTCTGCGTCTGCCTTATTGGTATAGACTTTACGATTCTCATAGACATTTGTCCAGTGATTATCACCGGCATAGTATTCACTACCATCTGTAGGAACAGCAGAACCTAAAACACTTCCTTTTTTAATATGATAGGGCATTACATTTTCTCCCCTGATTGTTTAGTGAATCTTGTCTTGACTTTACCAAGTTTTTTTCCACCAAATTGTTTTGCTTTATCTTTCAATTCACTGACTTTATCAGCAGCAGCTGCTTTTTTTGCAGCAAATTTTTCCTTTGCTTTTTGAAGTGCTGTTGGTTGTGGTTGCTCTTCACTAGATGCAAAGGCAGATGATGCCATCTCTTCGATAAATTTATTGAACGACTTCATTCTTTCAAAATCCATTTTTAACTATTTAGTTAACGGAGTTTATATGATCAATTATAGCATAAAAAAAAGGGACTCGCAATGAGTCCCTTTGAAAAGTATGTAAACTAAGATTTACATTAGGTTCTTAACTGTAACTCTTCTGTAGTATCTGTTGCTGTTAGCAGTGATTCTACCAGTGTTAGTTGTGTTAGTTCCTTCAGCGAATGGGTTTGCTACGATTCCGTAACGAGTCTTAAAGCCAATTTTTGGCTGGAAAGTGTTCTCTCCCACTGCTCTTACCATCTGTAGTGGAACGTAAGGGCAATAGAATAAACCAGCGTCGTAAGGAGATGTACCTTTGTAACCAATAACATAGTACTGAGTACCAACTGAAGTTGTTTGGTTAGATGAGAATGGGTCAATATACACTCTGTACTTACCTTGAAGAACACCAGCAAATGTGTTACCTGTGTCATCAACGTTAAGATTTGCATTAAGAGCAGGAGTGTAATCTAAAACACCAGCCATTGTTAGTGCAGATGCAACATCAGCAGAACAAAGGATCATGTTACCCTTTCCTCTACGAGTTCTTTGTGCGATTGCGTTTGCATCTCTTTCCATCTGGAAGATGAGACCTTTGAACTTCTCAACAGACCATCTACCGTTTGAATCGGTGTCAAGATCGAATGTTCCAGCAGTTGCAACGTTACTTGCTGCACCAGATTCAGCAGACTTGTAGATAGTTCTAATAACTTCTCTGTTGATTTCAGCAAGAATCTCTGTTGAGAGAATGTTTGCTAATTCTGCCTCTGCATTCAATCCGTGGATTGCCTTAAGGTCTTGTGCAAGTTCTAAACTGTACTCAGCTTTGAGTGCTCTGGACTTCGCAGTCACAGTAACTTTCTCGATGCTGAATCCCATTTGACGGAACTCACGACTTTCTGTACCAAGAGATTCTGCCTTCTCGGTATCCATACCACGACCAACTGTGTATGCCTTCTGAGTTGCATCTGTGCTTGGGTTAAGTGCAGATGGATCAGATGACTGAGTACTTGAACCAGTTGTACCGAAACCAACGTTAACTCCGTCAGAACCAGTAACGTATGGGTTACCAACATCAGTTGTATTTCTTTCAGAACTTAATGCTGAGAATGAAGTATCTGCTTCGTTGAATAATGCCTCTGTTCCAGACATTGTTTCGAAACGAGATCTCATTGCGAAAATAAGTCCTGTTGGTCCTGTCATTGGTTGAACACCAGCAAGGTCATAAGCGACCAAGTTTGGCATTGAACGTCTGATAAGACTGATTAGTACTGGGTCGAAACCTGCTGTAGGTGATCCTGCACCAGCAGAGAAACCTGCTGTTGCACCTGATGAACCTGTGCTGTTTGTTGGTGCAGCTTCGGAAAGAAACTCTCTTTCTTCTCTAATTGCTTGTTCTTGGTTCTCCAAGAGTGCTGCGGTCACTGCTCTACGATGAGGATCTTTGATTGGATCTAAACCTTCGTAGTCTAATAGCGGTGCCCACTTCTCCTGAAGATGATCAGAATTTGGGGTTTGCATTTAATTTTACCTTATTTTAAGTTTGATTTATAGTATAAAAATCACTTTTTAACAGATCTGCTTATCGCTTTAAGATAGGATTCCATCGAACCAGTGACTGCTGGTTGCTGATGACCTGTTTCCGCACCCTCAGATAAGTTTTCTGTTTTTGTTGTTGGAGTGCCAGGATTAGCTGGGAAATAAGAATTTCTCAGTGTAACTAGCTTCTCACGATAGTTGTCTTCACCATCAAACTCAACATTTTCGGCGAGAGTTGCAAGTTTGTCCTTCTGTGTTACAGCAAGACCTTCAGATACATCTGCTAAGATGACATCAGAAGTTGATTCTGCTAATCTCTTATTAAGAGCAACGTTTTTATTAATCTGCTCGTTGAGTTTTCCTTCCATTTCATCAAGTTTTTCTACCATGCTATTAAGTACATCGTATTTCTCTTCAGGGATTGTTACATAATGATCTTCAAATAGACTCTTCATTCCTGTTAAGAATGATTCTGTCATTTCTGTCTTAAGACCTGCTTCAACAGCAAGTTTGTTCTCAGACATCCATTCGTCAGACACATACTCAAGATATGCATCTACACGCTCGGCAAGTTCTGCCTTAACAGAAGCAACTTCTTCTACAATAGTTTTTTCGTATTGCTCTTGTAGTTCAGATTTTACTTCTGAAATCTTTGTTTTTATTGCTGCTTCAAAAATAGTACGTGCCTTATTTTGAAACTCCTCAGATAACTCCTCGCCTTCAAGTAATGCAGTAAGATCTTCTTCTACATCAATTGAATCTTCGATTTGCTCTTCGGCTACAACCTCTTCCTCTTCAGAAGATTCTTCCTCGGCAACAATTTCTTGCTCTTCGGATTCTGTAGTCTCCTCTTCGGATACAACATCTGCCTGGTCCTCAGTAGTTTGCTCTTCTTCAGCAACTACATCACCTTCTACTTCTACCTCTTCTTCCTTCATTCCTTTTGGTGCAGGTTCAGCAGGTTTTGCCCCTTTGTTGACAATATCCTTAACTTGCTTCAAAATCATTGAAGGATCTTTGAGTTTTGCAGAATCATCATCTACTTTATAATTTTCAGGAGTTGGTCCACCTAAGTCTTCAACTGTTGGTGGTGTACCACCTGTAGTCAGTTTTGGCATAGGCTCTGCAGGTTTTGCTCCTTTGGTTACTACGTTTTCCATTTTGTCTAAATTGTTCCCAACGGACGGTTTGTTTATTTTTAGTTATAAAAACTAATATTATTTATAGAACTTAAAGATTTAATAAAAAATCGTTAAAAAGATTTAGTTTATGCTCTTCAAGTGCTTTCTGATCAACGAGTGTATTAATACGCTTCTCAGTCTTTTGTGCGAGTTGTTCACGAAGAATTCCTCCTTCCCAAACCCACTCTTTTCCTTCCATAATTCCAGATACAAAAGCATCAGGAGCAGAAGGATCTGCAACAATATCTGCGGCAGTTGCTAACATGAAATCTTCACCTACAACTTTGCATCCTTTGTTGTCTTCTCTAAGTGATCCGACACCACGAGAAGATACTCCAAGTGTTACACCTTCGGCGATAAGAGATTTTGCAATCTTACCCATTGGAGTTTCTAAAAGTTGTGCCTTACCAATAAAATTATTTCCCTCTTGACGAAGTGATGTAATTTTATGTGATACACGATCTAAGTTAACTGTTGGTCCTTCAGGATGTCCCAGTTCACCAAGAGCGCGACCTTTCTGAACAAAAGATTCATTGTATCTACCAACCTCTTTTGCAAGAGTATTTACCGGATACATTCTACCATTACGATTTTTGATGTCGCCTTGTAGAAAGACACCTTCAATGTACATTTTCTTTTTAGCACCTTTTCCTTCGGTGATAAATTTGACTTGTGATACTTCTTCTGTAATTAGTTTCATCTTTTTAATTGGTAAATCCTACTTTTGCACCTAATACATCAGTTCCTGCATTTACGAAAACAACATCTGTATGATTTTTTTCTAACAATTCTGTGGTATTCGCTAATATAGTGAAACTTCCAATAGTGGATATACCACTATTATTTTCGTGAACTGAAACTATTCTGTCGTTATCAGATGGGTTTGCCAAACGAACAACTGTCGCTTCACTAAAACTACTCGCAGCACCAACTGTATTTGGCACGGTTATTTGTGTTCCTTTTACAAGAATTCTTGTCATTCTTCTGGTTCCTCAGGTGTTTCTTCAGGTTCAACTTCGTCAACTTCACTATCATCAAACATTGATGCACCTACATTAGAACGTTCTGCTTCAATTCTTTCAGCAGATTTTGCTAATAATACATCTTTAATTTTATCACTAATATCATTCGGAGATGAGTCAGTGACTATCAAATCTACAATTTCTTCCATTTAAACTAATATAATGTTATAAATTATTTATATCTCTGCCGATTTGGTATCTTTACTTAACTGTGCATCAGTTACCGCAGCATCTTTTTCCAAGTCTGGTTCTTGTGGAATATCACCTAAATCTCCACCACCTTCAAGTGGTTCTCCAGTGATTGGATCAACTGCATTTGGATCAGGTATAATTCCATCTTTAATTTCCTGTTCTATCTGCTCATCAATTTCAATAATTTCACTATCTGTCTGACGTAGTATTTTTCTTCTTACAAAATCATTTGAATAATATTTACCAATGTATGGTTCAATTGTTGCCAATGTTGCTAATCTTTCATTCATCAATTCTGATTCTTTGAGTTCTGAGAATTGATTATCATATAAGAAATCATATTGAATATGCTCTCTCATTTTTTCCCAATCTTCTGGTGTTACAATATTTTTTAGAATGAGTTGAGTCTTCAATAGATCATTGAACATCTGAGCAAATCTTTTTCTTAAACGTCCAACAAACTTTGTAAACTTAAGTTCATCTCTCAAGATTTCAGATGATCTTCCTAAGTTAAATCCACCATCAGATGCGATACGTGACTCAGGAACATTTAATGCACGATATAATTTTTTCTGGAAGTATTCAATATCTGATAACTCACCAAGATTTTGTCCACCAGGTAAAGTTGTAATCTCAGTTCCACGACCACCCTCTCTTCTTGGTAACCAAAAATCCTCCATCATACTCATAAATTTACGATCATCACGAACTTCACCAGTTTGTGCGTTGTAAACTAACTTGTTACGATAGCGATTCATCACCTCTTTGAGGTATTGTTCCGCTTTTATTTTTGGCAAATTTCCAACATCAATATAGAAAATTCTTCTTTCTGGTGCTCTTGATAAACGATAGATTACAAGACTATCTTCAATCATTCTTAATTGATTCAATGCCTTAATTGCCTTATGCATATAAGACAAAACGTTTCCACGATTACGATCAATTAATCCTGATGTGCAATAAGTAACTGCATCTTTTGCAATTTTAATACCTTTATTACCACCTGCACTTGACATCATAGTCGTTGGATAGTTAGGTGCAGGAGTGTAAATATAATATTCCTCCAGTTCAGGTGTAATTACATTTGCTTCATCTTGTCTTGAATTTATTTTTACATAAGGATCACCCTTATCTTTTTTCTCTTTACGAATATATCTTATCTTCAGTGAATCAATATAA